CGCCGCCCGGCATTCTGATAGGAAGGAAAACGAAACATGCGACTCGCACACCTCGACGCCGAAACCCTCGCCCGCCGTATTGCCGAGGAAAGGGAGTTAAGCAAGCATTGCCCGACGATTTACAACCCTCGGCTAAACGCGTTGTTGCTAGAGCGTAACCGCCGGGCTGAGTTGGCCGTTAGCCTCGGCCGCCCGTAGCGGTTAGACAAACCGCGACCCGACAGGCTATAAAAACCCTCGACAAACAAGCGAGGGTTTTTTTATGCGCAAAGCAAAGCCGCCGTCGGCCGCCGTCGAGCGGCACGCGGCCGAGGCTCGACAACGCCTCGCCGCCGACGGCAAACCCAACAAGCGACAACGCGACGCCCTGGCGTTAGTCGTCGCATACGAAACCGAGGTTGCCGCCCTCGATTGGCTCGGCGGCGTGCCTAAATCGATTTATGCCGATTGGGCCGGCGTGCAAATCAAACAATTGCACGACGTCGCCGACACCTACGGCGCACCGTTGCGGCCGGCGGCAATTGACCTGCCCGCGCTCGTACGTTGGTTGCACGAGTTTGTCGCGGCTAACTCGGCCAAGCTGCGCCGCAAGGGCGACGGCACCGACGGCGATTGGCGCGAGCAAGAGCGACGCGAACAATTCTTGTTGTCGCGACTCAAGCGATTAGAAAAAGCCGGCACCCTCGTTTCGGTTGACGAGGTGCACGAAATGCACTCGCGATTTATTGCAGCGTTGCGCGGGCTCGGCGATCGCCTCGAAAGGCAACACGGCGGCGCGGCTCGCGATATGTTGAGCGACACCCTCGACGCGTTCGATCGTGAAATGCAAGCCGCGCCGACTCGCGAGTTAGGCGGCGACGCGTGAAAAACAAGGCCGGGCGGCGTGACAAAAAATACGCGTTTTCGCCGGCGTTAAAGGCCGAGGTGTCGCACCTTTGCCAATCCTCAAAACGGCCGTCGTCGCGATCGTTGCGAGAGTTTGCCGAGGCCGAAATTATCGTGCCCGACGGCGAGTACAAAGGCGAGTTATTTAGAGTGCACCGGCAACCGTTTGTCGGGTTGTTGTTTGACGCGATCGACTCGGGCCGTTGGAACGACTTTACAATTACCGGCCCGTCGCAATCCGGCAAAACGTTGTGCGCGTTTGTTATCCCGACCCTCTATCACGTGTGCGAGTTGCGCGACACGTCGATAATAGGTTTGCCCGACGCCGATATGTCGGGCGACAAATGGACAATCGATATAAGGCCGGTTATCGAGGGCTCGGGTTTTGCGCACCTGTTGCCCGAGACGGGCGCGGGCTCGCGAGGCGGTCGTAAGGTTGACGCCGTGCAAATGGCAAACGGTGCGACCCTTAAGTTTATGACGGGCGGCGGCGGCGACAAATCGCGGGCCGGGTTTACTGCCCGCGTGCTACTCGTGACCGAAACCGACGGCATGGACGAGGCCGGCGCGGCGTCGCGCGAGGCCGACAAGATATCGCAACTGCAAGCGCGGCAACGGTCGTTTCCTCGGCACCGCCGCCGCACCTATAAAGAATGCACCGTCTCGACCGAGTCGGGCCGCACGTGGCGGGAGTATACAACCGCCTCGACGCACTCGCGTATCGCGTGCCCGTGCGCGCATTGCCGCGAGTACGTAACGCCCGAGCGCGAGCACCTCATAGGCTGGAAAGACGCGCCGACACAAAAGGCCGCGCAACTCGCGGCGCATTTTGCTTGCCCGAGCTGCGGCGAGAAAATCACGCCCGCACAGCAACGCGAAATGAACATGCGAGCGGTACTCGTGCACGACGGCCAAGCGATCGCGGCCGACGGCACGGTTAGCGGCGACCCGCCCGAAACCGACCGCCTCGGGTTTCGTTGGAATGCGTTTAATAATCTATTCCTGTCGGCGGCCGATCACGCGGCAGACGAGTGGGCGGCCGATCAACTCGGCGAGAATACCGAGGAAAGGATAAACGCCGAAAAAGAAATACGGCAATTCGTTTGGGCGTTGCCGGCCGAGGATGCCGTTGAGGATCTTATCGACTTGGACCCGCAAGCTATGATCTTGCGCACGGGCGACACCTCGGCAACTCAGCGCGGCATTATCCCGGCGTCGCACGAGTTTTTAACCGTCGGCGTCGACATACGCGCACGGCAATTGCATTACGTCGTCAAGTCGAGCGACGCGGCGGCAAACTGTCGGGTTATTCAACACGACATTTTAAAAGTGCACTCGCAACGCCTCGGCGTCGAGGCGGCTATTTTGCGGGCGTTGCGATACCTACGCGACGACGTTTTGTCGTACGGGTTTCGCCGCGAGGGCGAGGCCGACCCGTTGTTGCCCGACCTAGTGTTTATCGACTCAGGTTGGACGCCCGACCCGATTTACGGGTTTTGCGCCGAGTGCGACAGGTTGCCGAGCTGGTCGCCCGACGACGAAACCGGGTTGTCGACGTTTTGGCCGATCGTCGGTCGCGGGCACGGGCAACAGTACGACCGATCGTATACGCACCCGATTTCGACGGGCACCGACGTTAAGCTAATCGGGCCGGGCATGCACGTGCGGTTGAATAAAAAGTACGGTCGGTTGTACGTTGTACTCGACGCCGACGTTGGCAAGAGTTTCACGCACGCCCGTTGGGCAACGCCTGTCGACGAGCCGGGCGCGTGCACGATTCACATTGCAACCGGCGGCGATCATCAATATTTTTTCAAGCAAATAACCGCCGAGCGGTTAACCGAGGAATTTATCGAGGGCAAAGGCACCGTGCGACGTTGGGTTGTAAAATCACGCGTCAACCATTACCTCGACGCCGACTCGTATAGTAACGTCGCGCAACGTTGGCTCGGCGTCGAGCCGGCCCGCGTAACCGAAACCGATACGCTCGCGGGCGAGTCGCCCGACGAGCAACCCGAGGCCGATTGGCAAACGCCGCACGGCCGCCCGTTCTATTAAATGGAGGTGCGACAACATGGCAAAGCGTAAAGCCGTAAAGAAACGGCCCGCCGCCCGCAAGAAAAAGGCGACTCGAAACCGGCCGCCTGTCACAACGCCGGCCGCGGAAAATCACAACGAGGCCGACGACGAGGCCGACGAGGCGTTGCGAGGGTTGCCCGAGGGTTACGCGTTAGAGTCGGTGCCGGCCGGGTGGTTGCTCGCCGACACGAGCGGCGATCGCGGCGAGGTCGGCTATTGCGGCCCCTGGGGGATCTGGAAACCCTCGCCGGTTGTAACGGTGTCGGACGGCGGCGCGTTTCACGACGCCGCCTCGGCGATCGACTACGCGCACCGCGACGCCGACCGCAAGATTGAGGCGGCCGAAAACGACACGCCGATTGCGAAACCCGACCCGCCCTCGCGGTCGATTACGATCACGCTGGAAATAATCGACCGCGAGCCGGTCGGCTATGCGGCGACACAATGCCGCGACGGCGGCAACGTGCAAGGCGTCGTTAACGGCCCGCAATGGCGTGCCCTCGAATGCGTGTACGCCGGGCTCGGTTTGCCTCGCACGGTTGCTAATCGCACGGTCGGCAGCAAGGCCGACGCCCTGCGGTCGATTCTGCAATCGATCGCCGACGCTATCGACGCCGTTTGACGAAATCGACGGGCCGTGCGATATTAGCGGCTCGGGTTTGTCTCGACTTGCCGGTCGTATGGCACCCGCCCGCACTGGGTTTGCCGCCCGTGCGGGTTTTTTTATGCGCCGAAAGTATTTCGGGTTTTATCCTGAAAACCTGTTGACGAATCAAGCGACGTCGCCTATCTTTAGTGCATGGCAAGTCGACACCCACTAACGAAAGGCGACGAAATGGCCCGCACGTTTACACCCGGCCGAGTGTTTCGGCTCACAACTCAACACGTCGGCGAGGTTGCTGTAACCCTCGTCAAACTTACAACCAACTACAAGGGCACCCAACTCGCCCGCGTGTTTTGCCATACGCAAAACGTTTTCTACCCTGTAAACGTCGCCGACTTGCGGCGTTTCAAATAGTCGCCTCGGCGGCTCGCACCCGGCTAACCGCCGGGTTTTTTATGCGCGCGAGGTGACATCGTGTCACCTGGGCAACGCCCGCACGCGGGCCGTATATGGCCGTTATGGCCGACTTGCCCTTGCCGCCTCGTGCGATGGCCCGCACAATCCCGGCATGGTAGAGCACACGCTAGAAGCGACACAGCGGGCGTATCTTGACAACGCCGACTACGAGGAAACCGCGAGCACGGCCCGCGCAATTGCGTTTGTTACGGCGTGCCGTCGGTTGCTGATTCTGCAACACGCCGAGGCAAGCAAAGGCGGCTCGGCAGCGATGTCGCAGAAAATCGCCGTAGAGGAAATCCGGCCGCAAATGGAGTTTGCGCAAGCGTGGATTGCCGCGAAAGGCGACGCCGACTCGTCGTCGGTCGTGCACCCCGATTTTAAAGATTTTCGCAACGGGTCGACCGACTAAGGGTGCGCAATGATCGATTTTGCCAAACTATCAAACGACCTAGCGTCGGCCGTCGACTTGCCCGAGCTAAACGGCGCATTTGCCGACGCCCTCGCCGAGACAACAAACGGATATTACGCCGCCGGCGTCAACCGATACCTGCCCGCGCCGACGGGCGTTGCCGCAATGGGCAGCGGTGCCGATTACCATTACCGAAACGAAACCGATTTTTTGCGAATGATTGAGCGATCGCGGCTCGCCGATCGCGATAATATGGTTGTCGGCCAAGGCGTAAACCGCCTCGTCGCCAATATCTTTCAAGGCGGGTTTACGCTCGACCCGCAAACCGGCGACGCGGATTGCGACGCGTCGTTGCGCGAGCTGTGGCGCGACTGGTCAACCGACGCCGACGCGTGCGACGCCGAGGGCGAGCGCGAGTTTCACGATTTCGAGTGCGAGTCGTTTAGGGCGAGCATTGTCGACGGCGACCAAATGATAATGCCGACGACGGCCGGCATGCTGCAAGCGTTCGAGGGGCACCGCATGCGCAACCCTTGGGGTTACCGCAACGCAACTCGATCGCGGTTTGTGCACGGTGTCGAATTGGACGGCAACAACAAACGGGCGGCGTATTGGCTAACGTATGACGATGTCGACCCGACAGCGACGCTACGCCGCGAGAATCGATCGCGACGCTACCCGACCCGCGACCCGAAAACCGGCGACCGGCAAGCGTTTCACGTATACGTTCCGAAGCGCATGTCGCAACGCCGAGGCGTTACGGCATTCGCGCCTATGGTGTTGCCGTTGAACTATCACGACGACTTGCAATTTGCGGCAATGGTCAAAGCAAAGGTCGCGTCGTTTTACGCGATCATTCGCGAGCGCGAGTTAGGCTCGCCGTCGGTCGGCGGTGCCCGAGCGCAACGCGGGTCGCAAACAACGACAACGCGCAGCGACGGCACAACGCAAATAAACCAAGGCGGCGGGCCGGGCATGGAATACACCGGCGCACCTGGGGAAACTCTAAAAGGGTTTGCGCCCAATATTCCAAACGCCGAGTTTTTCCCGCACGCGTCGTTGCTAATGACGTTCGTTGCAATCAACCTCGACCTGCCGTTAATTGTCTTTATGCTCGACGCGTCGTCGTCGAATTTCAGCGCATGGCGAGGGGCGATCGATCAAGCGCGCATGCGCATGCGGCAGTTACAGAAAGGGCACGCGGCCAAGTTGCATCGACCGACGTTTCGTTGGAAAGTGCGGCAATGGCGCACGCGGTCGGCGTTTTTGCGGGCGAAGGCGAAAGCCGGCGTTGACATTTTTAAGCACCGTTGGATGCCGGCCCGTTGGGGATATATCGAGCCGGCTAAAGATGCCGCCGCAAATCAACTGCGGTTGTCGAGCAATCAAGCGACCCTCGGCGACATTGCGACCGAGCAAGGCGTTGACGTCGTCGACTTGGCAAAGGGTGTCGTTGACGGTCGGGCGTTGGTTATCCGCAACGCGATCGCCGAGGCCGACGCGATCAACGCCGAGCACCCGGCCGCCGATGTCGGTTGGCGCGAGCTGGCGTACGGGCACAAACCCGAGGTCGACTTGACGTCGGCCGTTGTTGCCAACGAAGTAAACGAGCCGGCCGAGGGCGGCGACAAACCCAACGAGGGCGCAACCGATGCAACTAAATAGTTTCGAGCTAACGCAACAAGCCGACGGCGATACGCTATCGCTAACGCTATTCGGCACAATCGGCGAATACTGGGCCGAGGCGATCGCGGCCGAGCTGTCGCATTTCGGCAACGCAACGAAAATCGACCTAACGATTTCGAGCCGAGGCGGCAACGCGGGCGCGGCCGCCGCGATTTACTCGTTGCTCGCAAAGCACCCGGCACGGGTACGGGCCGAGGTTATCGGGTTTGCGATGTCGGCCGCAACGGTCGTTTTAATGGCCGCCGACGAGCGGCATATTGCGAGCAACGCGTTTTTAATGATTCACCGCACGCAACTCGCCCTCGACCGCATGCCGGCCGTTGACGCCCGCAAGGTGCTCGACGCCGTCGATAAGATCGACGCGCAGCTAGTCGACGTGTACGCCGCCCGCACGGGGTTAGAGGCGACACAAATTGAAACAATGCTCGACGCCGAAACATACCTCGACGCTAACGAGGCAAAGGCGTTGGGTTTCGTAGACGTAATCGACCCGGCGAAAACTGCGGCCGTTGGTGTTGATAATGTTTCGCAGTTTGCCGACGAGTTGCCGTCGGCGATCGCGACGTTAGCCGCAAGTTGGAAACCACCGATTGAGGTAGAAACAATGGCGAAGGATACAACGCCGGCCGAGCAAGTATCGGCACAAGATCAACTCGCGGGTTTGCAAGCCGCGTGCCCTGGCGCGCCCGCCGCGTTTGTCTTGGAACAACTGCAAGCAAACGCCGACCCGTTGGCCGCCGCGACCGCCTGGGCCGCCGAGCAAAACAAGCAACTCGAAACCGAGCGCAAGTCGCACGCCGACGAGCTGGCGAAGGCAACGCAAGCCGCGACCGAGGCCGCCGAGGCCGCGCAAGCCGCCGAGGGCGGGCAAGGCGTGTCGCTAATGCAAACCGGCGACCAAGTCGGCGACGACGCCGCCGGCGACCCTGTCGAGGGTTTCTCGCAACTCGTCGAGAAGATCCAGCAAAGCGGCAAGGTCGAGCGGATTAAGGCCGTGCAAATTGCCGCCCGCCGCGACCCGAAATTGCATCGGCAATACCTGTTGTCGCAAAACGGCGGCCGACAGCGTCGCCGCATGTTGCTCGAAAAATACGACGTCGAGGACGAGGTTGCGAAACAAGAGTAACCGCGCGAGGTGACATCGTGTCACCTCAAAAACCCGGCCGACACGCTAGTTTTTACACGTCACAAATCAAACGAGGTTGAAAATATGAGTGCCAAAGTATCGGGCGCAACTCGCACATTTCCCAACAACGCGGCGCTCGGCAAGGGCATTCGCGTAATGATGTCGGGCGGCTACCTTGCCGCCGCCGGTATCGGCGATGACGAGCTAGGCGTTATGGAGGAAGCAACGTTAGCGACAGACGGCGAGGGCACGGTGCGACTTTCCGCGCAAGGCGAAACGTTGCGTTGTGTTGCAAACGCGGCGATTACGCAATACGCCGAGATTTACGCGGCGGCCGACGGCGAGATTTCGCCGACGGTTAGCGGCTCGCGTTGGGGTATCGCGTTAGAAGCGGCGAGCGGCGACGGTTCCGAAATTGAGGTAATGCGACTCGCCGGCGGCGGTGCGGCCGGCGGCGGCAAGATCGTTACCGAGGAAGTCACATTTACCGAGGACGGCGACACGACGTACACGGGCTCGGTTAACTTGCCGGCCGGCGCAACGTTGCTCGACGTCATCGTGCACAACGTCGCCGTTTGGGACGATGGCACCTCGGCGCTAATGGACGTCGGCGACGTTGCCGACCCTAACGGCATCTATACGGCGATCAACGTTAAGGCGACCGACTTGTTGGCCGGCGAGTCGATCTCGTTTGGCTACACCGGCGGCAAAGAGGGTGCCGACTTGGACGGCGGCGAAAGTGCCGGCGATCACGTGCGGCGACGATACCTCGCAACGGCCCGCGTTATTAGCGGCGTCATTACGACGGGCGGGCAGGACGGCACCGCCGGCCGTACTCGCATGACGGTCGTTTACTCCCTGCCTAACGTAACGGCCGCAACCGGCGCGTAAACTGGGCGACGTTTCGGCAAGTTAGTTTCGAGGTTGAATAATGAGCGGCGAAACAAATACGGGTGCCGTTTCCCTGACGCACGACGGTACGGCCCTCGGGCAGTATTTGCGCGTCACATGGAGCGGCACCGCGCTTGCCCTGGCGGGCGCGACCGATCGCGAGGCCGGCACGTTAGAGGACCCGGTTTTATCGGGCGCCCTCGTCGCGTCGGTGTTGCCGATGGGTATTGCACCTCGCCGCAAATTTATTGCCTCGCAAGCGATTGCGAAAGGCGCGGCGGTTTATCCCGGCGCGTCGGGCAAAGTGACAGACGTACAAGCCGGCACAACTGATTTAATCGGTTGGGCTACCGAGGCGGTTTCGGGCGACGGGTCGGTTGTCGACGTGTTGCACCACAATTCTAGAATTATGTCGTAAGCGGAAACCGGCAACGGATTTCGTTTAGTTTCCGTTTACTAAATCACGAGGGTTTGAACAATGGCCGCACCTAGTGTTGCAATCAATCGCACCGATCTTGCGATTACGTACAACGAGTTTTCTCTAGCCGCGAATCGACGCGGCTACATCGGCGGCGCGGTGTTGCCGATGATTGGCGTTATGGAGGAGGCCGCGAGTTTTTCCAAAGTAACCGTCGAGTCGTTGCTAACCAAAGTCGAGGACACCAAGCGCAAGGCGAAATCGACGTACGCTCGCGACGATTTCACGTGGACGACTGACAGTTACGACGTCGACGAGCACGGCGTCGAGGAAGTTGTCGACGACGCGACGATTGAGCGTTACGGCGATCTGATACGGGCCGAGGGCATCCACACAGCCCGCGCAATCAATCGCGTTTTGCAAGCGCTCGAAAAAGACATTGCCGACGCGGTGTTTAATACAACGACGTGGACGGGTGCGAGTTTGACGACCGCCGCCGGCACGCCGTGGACAACGCACGCGAGCGCAACGCCGATCGCCAACATTTTGGCGGCCGTGCAAAAGGTCGAAGAATCGTGTGGGCAATCGCCTAACACCGTCATTATGACGAAAAAGGCGTTGAGAAATCTCAAGCAATGCGCCGAGGTTAAAGACCTGTTGAAATATTGGGGCGGCGACGACCCCAAACAACTCGACAACCTGTCGGCGTTGGCGACGTTGTTAGAGGTCGACCAAATCTTGGTCGCGAATGCGTACCGCAACACGGCCGATCGCGGCCAAACGGCGGCGTTGTCGCATATTTGGAACGATACGCTATGTATGGTGTGCCGCGTAATGAACGACGGAATGGACGGCGACCTGGAAGCACCCGAGGCACATATAGGGCGCTCGATTTTCTCGACCAAGAATAGCGAGCCGCTACCGGGCACGTCGGACGACGGCAGCGAGTCGTTGATTATCGAGGAATACCGCGAGGAAGCGCGGCGCGGCGGCGTTATCCGTGCCCGCAACAAGCGGCAAGTAAAGATTCTGCACGCCGAGGCCGGGCACCTGATTTCGGCCGTTACGGCGTAACGTACGGGTCGACAAGCCGGCCGACGACACGTGCGCCGGCCTGTTTGTCGCGCGGCGCGTCGCCTTCCCTGAGACGGCGGCGCGTCGCATTTTTATATAGGGCGTTGGCAAATGGGTTTCGATCAACAATTTGCACGATCGCAAGGCGCGTTGCATAAGCAAAGCGGCGACGTCGTGCGGTACGTACCCGCCGGCGACGGTCGAGGCGACGACAGCAACGCAAAAACGATCGACAATGCGATACTAGCCGGCGAGGTCGAGGTTGAGCGCGAGGGCGATTACGGCCCGGCGGGTTTGCGTTGGGTGAAAACCCGCGCGTTGTCGTTTGTTACCGATCGCAACGCCGAGGGTTTCTCGGGCGTCGAGCTGGTCGACGACGCCGCGACGGTTGAAGTCGAAACGCCCGACGGGTTGTTGCTAACATACTCAATTGAAACCATAGCCCGCACGTCGGGCGGTTGCGCCGAGTTGGGTTTGATATTCGAGGGCCAAAAAACGATTAACCGGCGAGGTGCGATAAAGTGACACGACGTACGCCGGCCGGCCCGATTTCAACGCCGATAGATAAAGTGCGCCTCGCGATCGCCGACAGCGACGCCGCGCGAGCGTTTCTCGACGTTTCCGATCGCCTCGACGCGTTGGGGCGGATTCACGGGCAGATTTTACCCGTAAAGCTAAACCGCGACGGCGAGATTACCCGAGCCGCCCTCGACGAGCTGCGGCCGTTTATTCAAGTGGAAACGCCCGACGGCGGCGTAACGCTATTGCGCAACTCGTCGTCGCAAACCGGGCAGGGTTTCAACCTGTCGGTCGTTGTGCACGCAACGTTTGAGCAAGCGACGCCGGCGGGTTTCGAGGGCGACAACGAGGGCGGCGACATCGACTTTGCAAACGCCGTCGGCCAAACAATGCAACAGGTTTTCGCAATGTCGGGCGTTTATCCGTACGCCGACATTAACGCGGCCGAGTTGTCGACCGCACCGTTTCGAGGCAACGCCAAACGCAACCCGACCCTCGGCGACTGCTTTGCCGCGATAGTCGAGTTTCGCATAGGGCAAGGCAGCGAGGGCGGTTAAATGGTCGCGTTATTAAAAGTCAAAAAAGCCGGCGTCGTGCCGAGTAGCTTTCGCAAAGCATGGCGTGCGCAAGTTAAGGCGCAATGGCACGAAACCGGCATGTTGTGGCATTCGCGTTATCGCGACAAGCACTTTACCGCCGCCGGCGCTCGCGAGTACAAATACACCCGCCGCAAGGGCGAGTTGCAAAAGGGCAACCCGAAACGTTACGCGTCGACGTACACGGGTCGAAAGGAAAAACGTTTCGGGCACACGTTGCCAAACGTATACTCGGGTTTGATGCGGCGAATGGCCCGAGTTGTTGACGTGCGGGCGTCGTCGAAAGGCGTACGTATACCGTTGAGCGTGCGCGTGCGTGTTATCCGCAACTCGCGGGTAAATCAATTGCGCGAAATGACAGCGGTTAGCGAGCGCGAGGTTTACGTTTTAGTCAAAGTATTCGACAGGCGCATGCGACAACGCCTCGCCGATTTCCGCCAACGTTCCGAGTACAAAGCACGAGGTTAACCAATGGCAACGCACAAACTATTTTGCATGCAATCGCACGTCGACTCGGCGAGCGCAACAAACGTGCCCGACATTATGTCGGCAAATGACGATTTCGAGTTTGACATCGACCGCGAGGTTACAGCAAACGAAACGTCGCCCTCGCACGCGTCGGTTATGTCGGCTCGTGCGACTCGATCGTTGCAAGGGTACGCGATCGCAACGTTGCTCGACTTAATGGGGTCAACCGGGCTCGCGGTTGTAACAACGGTCAACCCTGGAATCGGGTTATACCTGCAAAAGTTCGACGACCTGGGCTCGCCCTCGGCCGGGTCGGTGCACCGTTCGCTAACCGTCAAGAGCGGTTGGCTAATCCCTCGCACGTTGTCGTGCGATCACCAAGGGCACGCAACGCTAAGTTTCGACGTTGTCATAATTAAAAAGTCGGGCACCGACGCCGTCGTAATTTCGGACGTCGCCGCGTTGCCGACTATCACGATTTCGCCGGCCCGTTGGACCCTCGGCCCGATCGACTTTGGCAATATAACGTTGTCGCAATACCGATCGGTCGAAATCGATTTCGGCAACGAGGTAAACCCCGGCGGCGTGCAATCTGATATTTGGGATGCGCACATCGAGAATAAAACCAGCGCGCCGCGCATTACAGTGCGCGGAATCTCGCCGACTTGGTTTGGCGCGTCGGGTATCACGATCGGCGGTGCGGCTGGCACGCACGCAAATACGACGGTCGTGTTGCGTAAGCGGCTCGGCGACGGGTCGGGCGACGGGTTTGTTTCCAATGGCACCGCCGAGCATATCGAGATAACCTCGGCCGGGCCGGTTACGGTGCGGGCGGCGGCCGATGCACAAGCGCAAAACCCGGCCGAACAATCGCTAGTAATTGAATCAATGAAAGACTCGTCGGGCAATGCGCCGTTGATTATCGACACAACGGCGACCTACTAAAATCGAGGTGACATCGTGTCACCTCGCGCAACCTGCAATCGAGGGCGAAACTATGGCGTCGAGTAACGAAACCAAGGCGGCGGCGGCAAAGCAAGTGCAACGGTTTACGGGTTGCGGGCGGTTTGCGGCCGAGTCGATCGTTGAGAGTTTGGCCGACAACGTCGCGACCGAGGTTGCCGCCCTAGCGGATTGCGATAAAGGCGGTGCCGACAAACTGCAATGCCTCGTCGCGGATAGCGAGCGGAAACGCCAAGAGGCGACCGCCAAGCGGGCCGAGGCGCAAGCTACGGCGGCGGTCGAGGATCTTGCGGCGAAACCCGGCAGCGACGCACAGAAGGGCAGCAAGGCCGCACAGAAGGGCAAAGCGTAACCGTGCGATCGAGGCGTTGTGACAAGGCGCCGCCGGTCGTTGTGACAAAACAGGCAAAAACGGCGAGGTGCAACGGTGTTTCTCTATTTCATACCGGGCGAGCGTAACCGCGTGACAATCGAGCGGCTCGCCGAGCTGGGGTTATCCTATGCGTTTGACGCGGCCGACGATTTCATACAGCGAGAAACCGCCGCCGGGCCGTCGCGCACCCTCAATACCTCGGGCGGGCCGGGCGTTATCGTCGGCCGTAAGCAGCTCGGCAAAGAAAAACTCGGGCATTTCGCCGAGCGGCAACGCTGGGTGCCGGCCGAGGATTTCGGCGGCGGCGATTGGTGGGTTGGTTGCGACCGAGAAAACCCGCCAAAACCCGACGACGTTGTGCGGGCTCAAGATGTGCTCGGCGGTCGTTGGTTGCAACTGCCCGACGGCAACAAGTGGCTATGCCCGACGGCACGCGAGTTTGTCGAGCAACCCGAGCCGCATTTTGAGTGCGCGTTGCCTAAGCGGCTCAAGTGGAGCACAGCGACCGAGCGTTACGAGCCGGTCGGCGTCGATCGAAAATACGAGGCGCTTTGGTTGCTCGCCTCGTCGTACAACGAGGCGATCGCCGAGGCGTTGCGAAACGCAAACGAGTTTGACACGACGTTACGCGTCGAGTTTGAGCAAGCCGATATGCTCGCCGTTATGGCATTGCAAGCTAACTATCGCGTTTGGTTGCCCGAGTTGGATTTGCTCGACATTATGGGCGAGCACACGCGGGCGCGTATCCTCGACGTTTTGCTCGATAACGAAACTTGGCAATCGTTTATTAAAAAAAAAGGGGAGTCGAAACCGGCGGCCGACGTTGGTTGACGTTTCTACGCTGGGCGTTGGTCGTCGAAAACGGCCGGCACAGCGACTACCGGCCGACGTTTGCCGACTTGCGGGCATTCGACGCCGGGTTGCACGTGTCGCACCGGGCGGCACAAACTTTAAAATGGTAGGGCGTCGCAATGGGTAAAGTTGTCGTCGAGTTCACGTCGGCCGAGGCGCGGTTATTCAAGGCGCAGCAAAAGCTAATCGCCCAAGAAGTCAAAATGCAAACGGGTTACGACCGCGTGCAAAAGTCGGCTCGCAAGGCCGGCGACACGGGCGCGGCCGGCGCACGCAAGGCCGAGTCGTCAACGTCGAAACTCGCGGGCACCGTCAAGAGTTTGGCAACGTCGTATTTTGGTGCGCAAGCCGCCCTCGCAATATTCAACCAAGCGCTCGCCGAGCAAAACAGATTGCAAGGTGAGGCGAAGGATACAAAACTAACGGTCGGCCAATCGCAAGCGGCCGTTATAAAAAACCTCGGGCTCGGCGTCGGCAAGGACGAGGCAAACGCGTTTCTAAAGCAAATCGAGGGCGTGCAAAAACGATCGGGTTTCGAGTCGGTCGCGCCGTTGAATCAAGCCGCCTCGTCGATCCTGTCGGCGACCGCCGGCAACAAAGGGCAAACGCTAGAAATCCTCGACAAAGCCGCCGTGTTTTTTAAGGATGCGCCCGACGACTTGGCCGAGTTTGGCGGCGCGCTCGGCGATGCAATGAAGGTTACCGGCAGCAAGGACGCTAAAGAAACCCTCGCGTTGTTGCTCGCCGTGCAAGGGCAAGCGAGGTTTACCGGGTTGAGCGGGTTTAAACAAGTCGCGCCGGCGCTTGCCTCGGGCAAGATCGCAACGACAGGCTCGACCGACCGCATTAAATCGACCCGAGAAACGGCGGCGTTGTTTGCCTCGATCGGCTCGCAAATCGGCGACCCTGACGCGGCCGTAACAAAAACCGCCGTAATCAATCTCGAAAAAAACCTTGCAACGTTGGTGCCGCAATTTGAAACAACGTTTGAGCGACTCGCGCACGTACAAGCGGATAAGTCGGGCAAGTTGGCGGCCGAGGTTACAAAGTCGGGTTTCAAAGGGCAAACGGTACTCGCCGTTAAGCAACTATTGAGCGGTGCCGACACCGAGGCCGGCCGAGGGTTGCAAGCGGCGTTTGGTAAGATCGTCGGCAGCGTCGAGGCAACCGACAAAATGGCCGCCGTGTTGCGAGGCGGCACGAGCGAGTTACGCACGGTCGACCGCGACGCTAGAGGTAAAGGATTATTAGAGGCGTCGCGAACGAGAAGCGCCGGCGCGTTGCGAGACGAGGTCGCCGACATCGTTATTGGTACGCTCGGGCAAATCGATTACGGCGGGGCAACGCCGATCGAAAGTTTTATGCAACGCGGTGCGCGTCGTATCGGGCTCGGCATTTCGGGCAATGACCCCGAAACCGGCATTGCCGTTTTGGCAAACTCGTTGCAAGGCATGCAAGACGTAACCGCCGACCGCACCCTAAAGGAAATCAACGACCAAAACGCGTTGATACTTTCGCAAATCAAGATCCTAGAAGAAATCCGCGACGAGCTAAACGCGGGCCGGCTAACGCCGAGCAAACGTCGCAACGCACAACAGGCACAACAAAACGCAACGGCGTTGTCGACAGAATAAACGAGGTGCACAAATGGCCGCGCACGGCATAGACGTTTACGATTTCGAGCATTGGATAGGACCCGCGCCAGAGTTTGCGCAACCGCAAGTCGAAAACCATACGCGGCCGGGCACCTGGGGCACCTATCAAGTGCAAACCGGCGTTAAAGGCCGGCAGTTTGAGCGCGAGTTACGGCACGTGTTTTCGACCTACCTAGAAGCGCAAGCCGCCCTCGCGTTTTGGAATACGCTAGTTGGCGTCGGGCCGTTGCAACTCAAATACAACAACGTTAATTACGCCGGAATTTATGGGCACCTATATTCGGTTGACCGCATTATCGAGCCGGACGCGTACGCGTTAAACGGTGCCCTCGGCCCGACGTATTACTACCCGTTTGGCGGCGTCGCCAAAATGCGAATCGTGTTGACACCGCACCCAATACTCTAGAGGTTTGAACAATGGCCGACGCAGTAAAGCTAAACGCCGCAACATCATTACTAGGCACAGTCGAGCGCGACGCGACATCAGCACCGGGCGCACCGTTGTCGGGCCGCACCGACAAGTTTTCGGCGTACAACGAGTCGTTTACGCTTAACGCCTCGTCAACGCCCGCGTTAACGGAATTGCCAATCGATCTATCGCACACGTTGTCGGGCGGAACAACTAAAGATTTCGACCTAACGGCGGCACCGTTGGCCGAGGATATTACCCGCACGGTTGACCTGACGGGTTTTAAGTTGCTGGCGTTGCAATTGATATTTTTAGCGGCAAACAATACCGCCGGCGTTGCGTTTGGCCCGCAAGGCGCAAACGGTTACGACTTTATCGGCTCGGGTATCATTCCTCGATTCTATCCCGGCGCACGCAACCAGCTCGTTTACTACGGCGCAGCGCTCGCAACGCCGGCCGTTGCAGCGGGCGAAAAAGATTTGCGATTTACGGGCACCGACGGCGACGGTTGGTCGTGCATTGCATATTTTGGCACGTAAAAACGACAATCGACGGCCTGGTTTGTCACAAAACGCGGCTCGAGATTTCACAATTGAGGCGGGTTTTTAATGGCCGACTTAGTAAATTTCGGCGGGTATGGTACGGGCCGAGGGCACGGCACGTTGTCGCCCTCGGTTTACTTTCGCACCGACTGGGCCGACGATTGGGCGATACAACCGGACCTATGGCCGACCGAGGTAAATTGGTCGTGCGCACCCTCGTTGCCGACCGCGACGTTGTTTTGGCAATACGGTTGGTTGCGCACGCCGTCGTTGCCGCAATACTTTCGGCGCGCTCGCATGACGGGCCGCAACCGCCTTTACGTCAAGATCGTTTGCCCGACTCTCGACTATAGTTTCGACGACGAGGATACGATTCTAAATCGTGATTGGTACGGCGTGCTCGACATTACGGGCGACCAATGGGGCGGCGTGTTGGAGCGCACCGAGGGCGACGAGGCAATACCAATCCCGACGGGCGAGCAAACCTTTACGTGCTACGGGCTCGAAAAAGTGCTCGCCGATCACGTTATAGACCGAGCGTTTTTCGAGTGGACAAACCCCGATACGTCGGCGATAGAGGTTACCGAGCAACCGTACGCGCCGCCGTTCAACGAGGGCGGGTTAGCCAATCGCAGTTTAGACACGGTCGCGACTGGCGGGCCGGGCGGCACCGACTCGCACGTGTTCACAGCAACACCCTCGACGGCGGCGAGCTATTGGAGCACGTCGGACATTGTTAAATACCTGTTGCACCGGGCCGCGCCTCGCGATCGTTTCGGCCAAGTTAAGTTGCCGTTTTACGATACGATCGCCGTTAACTTGCCGACCTGGGATCGTCCAACGATTGAGCAAGCCGGGCAAACCGTTTACTCGTTGCTCGGTCGGTTGCTCGACCGCCGCCGGCTATGGTCCTGGTTCTTCGAGGTTATCGACAACGACCTACCCGAGTTAGGCGTTTACTTAAACGTTAACACGCTAACCGAGGCCGACATTGCCCTAGCAATTCCGACGGCCGACCCGATACCCGAAAACCCGCGTAAGATCGAATTGCGGTACGACTACGACCAAGGCACAACGGTTGCCCTGTCGTCGTCGGGTATCGAAAAAGTCGACGAGGTTATCGTGCGAGGTCCTCGGCGGGTGTCGGTGTTCTCGGTTTCGATCGCCGATACAAACTTAGAAAAAGGGTGGGACGAAACTGGCGTGCCGAAAACGCTAACCGACGAATACAACGAGGCCGCGAGCAATGCCGCCGACTATGCCGATCTCGGCACAACCGAGCGACAGAAACGAAACGCCGAGGCAAGGGCGCAACCGCGACTCGCCGACGTGTTTACGCTCTATCAATTGCCGGCCGACTGGGGATTTACAACCGGCAACGGGCTCGGCGATTGGCTAACGCACGACGAGCGTTACGCCGTGTTTCCTCACGACACCGAAACCCGCGACAACGACGACCGGCCCGAGGTTGTCGCCGCGCATATTCGATCGACCTATTTAGAATCGACGTTGCCGCTATACGTTGGCGTCGACTACTCGGGCGCAATCCTCGGCAGCGGGCTAGTTAACCTCGCCGCCGCCGGCGACGAGCCGAAACGTATGCGCCCGTTTCTCGTGCTGCGGGTGCCCGAAACGAAAGACAAACCCGAGGCGCAACAACGTTGGGCAAAGGCCGACGAGTTGGCAAAGGCCGCCGACATCGAAACGACCGACAGTAAACACCGCGACTCGCACAAATGGAGTTGCCGAGTTGAGGTGCCGCACGAGTCGCGGCAAGTGCGGCTAAACGTAACCGGCGCACCTCGGCACATCCTCGACAACGAAACGTCATTTGTGCCGATCGAGCACGAGACGTTGCGAGTTGATAAGAAACTAGCCGAGTGGGATTTAAACACGCACGGAATCGTTACGCTCGCAATCCGCGACCCTCGGTACGTCGAGTCGCGTTGGCCGGTCGTCGATCACAGCCGCGACTACGTACGCGCCAAGATCATTAACGCCGGCAAGGGTTACGACCTAACATACGTCGTGCCGTCAACGGTTGTCGGCGTCGATCCTGACACGGGCGCCCTAGTTCGGAGCAACGGCGGGTTTTTCCCGCCGGCACTCGGCACCGACGACGTAAAAACGCGGCTCGAATCAATCGCGAGGATTGCCGCCCGTTGGTATACCGAAACCCGCGAGGTGATTTCGCTAGAGTCGGTGCAATTGCGTGCTCGCAACAACGGTGCCGAGGCGATCGCCGATTTTAAAGAGTTGCTCGACCTGGGTGTAATGGTCGAGGTTGTCGGTTTCGATTACACGACGACGGCACCGTACGACGACAACCGCAAAACGGTCAACACCGTTATAACGTCGATCGGGTTTACGTACCCGTTAAACGGCGTGCCGAAAATGACGTTGCAAACCTGGGCCGGCGAGCTAGACGCTATGCAACTATGGCCCGAGCCGGTCGGCGATATTTAGTTTGCCGGCGTTTTGTTATAACCTGTCACAATGGCCGCCGCGGATTTTCACGAGGTGACATCGTGTCACCTCGCGCCGCCGGCAAAGTCACAAGCGAGGCGGCAAGCATGGTAACCCGCGACCCGAGCGACCGGCGCGAAATCGAGCAATTGCAAACGCAAGTCGAGCGGCTCGGCGAGCTGGTCGAGAATATGCAACGCGACTCGTCGGCCGACGACAGCCGGCACCAGTTTTTGGCGATTACGACGTGCGGCGAAAACGACTCGCCGCAATATCCCGACCCGCCCGGCAACGTGTTTCGCATTGCGTTTATCGATGCGGCGTTTAGGCCGTTGCCCGGTTTTCGCGATACGATTTACAAGCTACGCAACGCACCGACAACTAAGTACGGCGCGACCGCCCGCAATATTTGCACGCCGGGTTGGGTTCCCGAGGGCACGCCCGTTATCGCACACTGGCAACGGTGTTGGGGCGACGAGCAAAACGGCGAGTGGTGGTTTTCGTTGCCGCGAGGCGGTGCCCTGGTCAAAGCGCAGCTAAGTAAACCGCTACGGCACGACGACCCGTCGGCGTATTTCAAACCGGGCGCTGTCGACGTCGACAGCGGGTTGCCCGTGTCGGTTTTCACGGCCGACAATACATTACTTCGTTGGCAAGGACTCGAAAACGATTACGTATTGTTGAGGCAAGCGGCGGCCGTACACTCGGTTGAGTCGGGGGCCGAGCCGTTTTCGGGTTGGTTTGTATTTCAACCGCAAATGCACGGCGTATGCGTAGTCGTTGACGTTGTCGACTCGCCGTCGCTCGATACAACGCACCCCGGCGCGTTAACTAAAGTCGAGCTAATGGCGTCGATGAATTTCGGAGTTATCCCGAATAAGGTTTGCGACATCGTCGAATATAGCGACTGCGTCGGCGGCAGCGCTGGAAGCGATAGCGGCAGCGGTGCGACAGGCTGGATTGCGCCCGACTATGCGTTTGCTTACGACGTCAACTCGTGTTGCGACGCGGGCTCGTTGGGCAGCGGGTCGGTTTTCAGCGGCGGCAGCGAGTCGGGCTCGTGCGAAACCGGCGAAGGCATGACGGGCGAATTTTAAGGGCGACCAATGACAAACCGACTTGCGGGTTTGTGGAAACTCCATAACGGCAAACCTCTAAAGCAACCCGACGGCGGGTTGTCGGTGCTCGATCTTTGCTGTTGCGAGGGCGTGCCGTGCTACTATTGCACCGACATTTTAGAGGGCAGCAGCGACTACCGGCTAACGTTGGCCGGGTTCGATCAAGTGTCGTGCACCGATACGTCGAGTTGGTTTTATGACGTTACCGAAACAATCGATTTTCGCAACGTCAACGGGTCGTATCTTTATCATCGGCCAAAAGGCTCGTGCGTTGCGTCATTTCAAAGCACGACGGCAACCGTTAACGGGCTGATCGCGTGCGACGGCGAAATTGATTTAGATCGTGCATTTGACGGCGCGCTAGACTCGTGCGATCCAAAGTGCGGCAATATGGGTTCGATCGCAAATCGGTGCGGGTCGTTTTGGGATTTCATAACGACCGACTGTATCAGCATGCCGTACACGATAACGTACACGCCAAAAGTCGGCCCGCCGCCGCCTGACGTAATCGGCGACCATTATTTTAGGTTTGCGGTTTATCGACTCGGCATTGCGATCAACTGCACAAACAATTTCTCGTGGTCCCTCGACGACGAGGATTTAGCGCCCGACCGACCCGAGTGCCCTACGTGGATTCTCTCAAACCCGGCCGGGCCGATACTATGGCCGAATGGCCCGAGCTGCCCGAAACCCGCAAACAATTGCTCGACGGGTTGGTGTTTTGGTCAACACCTAACCGCCGGCGCGACGGTTACGTTGGAGAAAATATAAATGCCGCCTCGCGACGAAACCTCGCCGTGCGATTTTCAACCCGGCCCGGCGGGCGGGTTTTTCTGCCATTGCGGGCAAGGCTCGGTCGGGTTGCCCGCGCCGCCGACGTGCTGGAAGTGTTGGCTAAAAACCGGGCCGCCGACCGCGACGCCGCCTCGCCGCGAGTCGCTCGACGACGTAACGTCGTGCGTATACCGAGGCGAAAAAACCCGAGTCGTAAATTGCACGTTGTGCGGCGGGCGCGACGAGGCGCACCAAATTTACTCGTGCACGTGTGTCGGGATACCGAAACCCGAGTGCACGTTATCTATCCGAGGCCGCGACGACAGGCACACCGTTGCCGTTTGCCTCGATTGTCCCGAGCGAAAGGCGACCAATGGCGACGACAGCGATTAAGGCGAGCGACGTAACCGAAAACACCTCGGCCGATGTTTTGGCCGGCGTAATCGAATCAATCGGCGATTTGCCCGAGCATTGGAAGAAATGGAAAAACACGCACGACGCCGAGTTGCTGTTGCTCGATCGAGAGGTTGAGCGAGTGCAACGTTGTGTCGACCTGCCCGACCTGGGCAACGAGCACGGCATTGTGATAGGTGCCGGCGGTGCGACGTTTTTTACGTGCGCATACGCGTGCGTCCACGAGTTGCGGCACCTCGGGTGCGACTTGCCGGTCGAGCTGTGGCATTTGGGGGAGGGCGAGTTCGACCGCGAAATGCAACGGGCCGCCGCGACCCTGCCCGGCGTAACCGTCGTCGACGCGACAAAGGTTATTGCCGGGTTAGATCGTCCGCCGCGCCGGCTCAACGGTTGGGAATTGAAACCGTTTTCGGTGTTGCACTCGCGGTTTGCGCACGTGCTCTATCTCGACGCCGACGTTATACCGGCGGCCGACCCGTCGTACCTATTCGGCTCGCCGCAATACGCCGAAACGGGCGCGATATTTTGGCCCGACCTGCCGCCCGGCCGGTCGCGCAAAGAGTGGATGCCGCCCGAGGTTTGGCGCAACGTGGGGCTCGACTATATCAACGAGCCGGATTTTGAAAGCGGGCAATTTCTAATCGACAAAACGCGTTGCATGCCCGAGTTGCTGTTGACGATGTTTATTAACGAGTACAGCGATTGGTATTACAGTTTCGTTTTCGGCGACAAATCAACCTATCATTTGGCATGGCGTAAACTCGGCACGCCGTACAGTATCTCGCCGCATAAGGCCGGTTGGGTCTGGCCGTGCATCATGCAAAAGGATTTCGAGGGGCGGCTAGTTACGCAACACGCCGCGCAAGGTAAATCGCAAATCTGCGCGGGTGCCGAATTGAAATGCCTAGTTGACCCGAGGGCACCGACGCGGGCTCGCGCCGAGTTGGCTAAACATTGGTCGGGCCGTATTTACGACGTTGCAACGAGCACGGCGGCCGAGCAACTCGCGGCCGAGTCGATCGAGGGCGAGTACGTTTACACTCGCGGCGGGGGCTCGCGGCCGTTGCGGCTCGACCCTGGCGGCGCAATTAGCGTCGGCGGTGCCGATTGCGAGAAACGTTGGTCGTTGCAACTCGAAAACGACGAGCCGGTTTTAACGATCGTTGGCAACGCGCACAAAAACCAAGAGGTCGGCATGATGCGTTTGCGGCTCGTCGACGGCGTTTGGCGCGGTCGTTGGCTATGGCACGAGCGCAACGAGGTTTCGTTAGTCCCGAGCGGCCCGGCGTCGCTCGATCGGCCGGGCTATTGGCAATCGAGGGCCGGCACCTGGGATTGTCCTATTTTTGACTCGATCGTTTCCGAAAACGAATATCGATTGCCGGCGAGGTTCAAACCGGGCACCGTTATTCTTGACGTCGGCGCGCACGTCGGCTCGTTTAGTTTCGCATGCCTACGCCGAGGCGTCGCCCGCGTGCACGCGTACGAGGCGAGCGCGGGCAACTATCAACTCGCCGAGAAAAACCTAGCGTTGCACAACAAGCGGGCCGAGGTGCACCGTGCGGCCGTGTGGCAACCCGGTTTCGACTCGTTGGCGTTTTGCAACTCAGCCGACCCGGCAAACACGGGCGGCGGCGGTTGTACGCTGGGGATTGGCGAAACCGCCCGAGCTAGTGAAACCGTGCCCGCCGTGCCGCTAGATACGGCGATAGAGCATGCCGCCGAGGGTTTCGGCCGGGTGTCGTTGCTGAAACTCGATTGCGAGGGCGGCGAGTTTCCCGCCCTGTTGACCTCACAACGCCTCGATTTGGTCGATTACGTGCTAGGCGAGTTTCACGAGTACAAGCCGGCACCCGGCGACGTCGCGTACGTGTCGCCGCAATGGCCCGTATACAACGCCGAGGCGTTGCGGGAGTGTTTAGAGTCGGCCGGGTTTAACGTCACGATAGAGCGTGACAGCGAGCGACTGGGGCATTTCTGGGCGGGTCGGCCGGGCGTGCGCTTGTCATACTAACGGCCCGGCGCTATATTTTCGGTGTTGCTCACACGGCGACCCTTGCCCGTTTTCGGTGTCGGACCCGAGGCGGGCGTTTTTATGCGCTCGGCGAAATTTGCTTTTTAATCCCGAGCCGCGCGCACCGACCCCGCACATGCGAGGTCGTGTTTTGCTTCCGGCACCCTCACCAGCTAACACCGTGTCGCCTCGTAACCGCGTGCGACATCAACCCTACGGTCGCAACTCGTTGCCGCGTGCCGTTCGTCGGACACCTGCACGCGGGAGCATTGCGAAACCCTGCCGCGTGCGGTGCGCCTCAGCGCTGACCGGCCGCACGCGTTCGGGCCGGGTTTGTAAATTGTCGATCGCAACTTAGCGGCAATCGCCCGCCGGCGTCGAGTAGAACATTTGTTCACCTATAAGGTAAAGAAAACCTCGCACCGACGGGCAACGCCTAACCGCCTGACTAGGGCGGTTTACTCAAACACGGGTCGCACGACATCGGCGGCGGCCCGTTCACGTTTCACGCGGGCAGCGACAACGCGTCGGCGTCGCTCAACCTCGCGTGCGTATTTATCCGCAAGGCGTGCCGCCTCGCGTTGGCGGTTGCGCCAATCCTGCAGCGCGACGCCCTCGTTGCCGGCAATCGCTCGACGCCGGCGGCCAGCACGGGCTTGCCGGTTATAGAGTCGGCGTATCTGTTTGAGCGATCGCATTTATTTTGCCGCCTTTGTTTTGGGTTTCGCCTCGGTTTTGGCGGCGGGCGGCTCGTCAAATAGCGTCGGCGACTCGCCCTCGCCCGCCTCGGCCGACTGGGCGGTTTTATTGTGCGAGTTGAGGGCGTTTACGAAATCCTCTAACGCGCCTTGCGCCTTAGTCGCAAGCGCTCGCACGGTGTCGCTCGAAACCTTGCCCGTTGCGGCAACGGTTAGCAAAATGTCGACCGACGCTAACGCCGCCTCGTCGGGTGAGTGCAACAGCAAGATCGATTGCCCGTTTTTAAGTCGTCGCGGTTTCATGCTCTAAAATCTCCAAACTCGGGAAGGTGGCGAGGTGACACGATGTCACCTCGAAATAACGTGCGGCGACCCGCCCGGCGGCTCGGTTTCCTAACCGTCAACCGTCCTCGTCGGGCACTAGCGAACCGTCGCCGGCCGCCGCGAAACAACGTTGTTTTTAAAATGGTATTGTGTCGTCGTTAAACTCGCCGTCGGCGACGGGTTGCCCGTGCAATTTGATATGGTCGCGAGGGTGCACGCATAGCAAGTTATCGAAACGGTTGTCGAGCGGGTTGCCGTTTCTGTGGTGGATTTCAAAACCGGACGGCAATTTGCGCTCGGCGTGTACCTGCCAAACAATGTGCGAAACGTGGCACGACCTGCGTTTCGACTCGTGCCACAAATCAACCCTCGGGTCGCCGTGCTCGTCGTCGAGGTTTCGGTGTCGCGTATTTATTCGGCTCGTTAGCTCGCGGTCGCCTTTGTAAACGATCGCCTCGCCTGTCGCCTCACAAACGGCAACCGTAAAAACGCCAGCGCGTAGCCAATACCAAACGTCGGTTGCGGTCGCGGTTGGCGTTTTACTCATGCCCGCCCGCCTTTCGCAGCTCGGCACGCCGATCGCGGTACGACTCCCGCACAAGATCGTGCGAGCGGCACCAACTAGGCTCGGCGGCTAACTCGGCACCGACGGCGGCGAGCTGGTCGAGGTCGGCCGCCGCGTTGATAATCTGGCAAACCTCGATTGCATATCCCGTTTGAAACTCGACAATTTTGCGCTCGTGCTCGGCAGCGTCGATATAGTCGCTCATTGCGCCGCCTCGTTTTTGAGCTGGGCGCCCTTGGCTGTAAATAGGCCGCGCATTGTTTCGCGTTGCGCCTCGGGTAATGCCGCCTCGTGCAACTTGAACCATTGCCACGGCCCTTTTAACGCCTCGCGGTCGGTCGCGGTGTCGATCGCCTTTAAAACGGCGTTGATTGCATCGGCGGCCGGCGGTTTCGGTTTCGGCTCGGCCGGCGGGCGTTGCTGTTGCTGTTTTGGTTTTGCCCGCGATTTGGGTTTGGCGTCGCCCTCGGGCATTAGATATTTGTTGCCGTCCATTTGCCCGCGATAAACGTCTGCGGCGAGGCCAAGCAACTGACAACATTTAGTCGCGGCATCGGTTATCGACATTTTCCAAACTTCGTCGGGCGACCTGTCGCCGTACGTGCCGCCGATTTGGTGCGAAGTCTCGCACCGTTTGCCGGTCGACGGGTCGACGTACCATATAAAGCCGCGCACAAACACGTACGCATGCCCGGCGAAATCCTCTCGCCAGCGTTCGACAATCTCGAAACCCCAGCCCTGCCCGTTTGGCCCGAATAGTTGCGTAAGTCGCTCGAAACGATACGTAACGTCGATCGCCGTACCCGAGAAACCGCCCGCCTTTTTAAATTCTTTCAACGCGTCGCGCGGCGTGTCGCTCGACCATTGCGACCAAATGCGCATCGGGTCGAGGCTATCTTGCGGGTTGTCGTTTTCGTTTGCTTGCCGGTCGTTTTCGTTTGGCACCGTTTGCCCTTTCGTTTTGTTGCACTAACTCGCCGAGGTTAACGCCGAGGCCGCCGGCAATCGACGCGGCGACGCGTAGCGTAACCGATCGGTCGCCCGACAGAATGTGCGACAACTGCGGTTGCGTTAGCCCGGCGTCGAGTGCAATTGCCGTTTGCGATCGATCGTCGGCCGCAATTGCGGCTCGCACGTTGCGTTTAAAAATTCGGCTTGTTTCGTCCATAGAATTAAAACCGTGAAACCCTGTTGACGTGACAATGCAAAACCTTATATCGTACTCGGGCGGCCGGCGTCAACAGGTAATTCTAAAATCGAGGTGACATCGTGTCACCTCGCGCCGGTCGTTAGCGTGAAATCTCGAGCCGGGGATTGTGACAAATGGAAGCACGCACGTACGATCTTGACGAGGTGCGGGCCGAGTGGTCCGCACTCAAGTTACCCGACGATTTGACAGGCAAAACATTCCTAGACGTCGGGTGTTGGTCGGCCGGGTTTGTCCGTGAGGCGATCAATCGCGGCGCGACCTGGGCAACCGGCGTCGACGTTGTGCGGTGCCCGAAAATGCACGACGTCGAGTTTGTGCAAGTCGACGTTATGGCCGACGCGTTTTTGCAACTGCCGCCGGCCGACGTTGTGTTATGCGCGGGCGTGCTCTATCACATTCCCGACGTCGTCGGTTTGCTGCGCCGTTTGCGAATCAAAACGATTGAGCAATTGTTTATTGAGACGGCATGCCTACCCAACGACAACCCGACGCCGGTTATGGCGTTGTTTCCCGACAACCCGACAAACTGGTTTCGGCCAAATCGCGCAATGATGCACGGGCTATTGGCCGAGGCCGGGTTTACATCAACGTGCGTTTATCACAAGCAAACCGCGCCGGGTTTTTCGCGGGCGGCGTTTGCTTGTTTCCCAACTGCGGCCGGGTCGCGAATCCTGCCGCGCCTGCCTCGTGAAATGCAATAAAGGGTTTTACCGTGTTGAAGGTTGATAAAGAGTTTCGCGATTTACTGCCGCCGTTGTCCGACGCCGAAAAAGAGGAATTGCGGCAACAAATTATCGAGCACGGCGGCGCACGAGATCCGGTTGTTGTCTGGAAAGGGCACAACGTCGTCGTCGAGGGGCATAACCGACACGAGATTTGCGGCGGCGAGGGGTTGCCGTTTGACACCGTCGAAAAAGTGTTTGCCAATCGCGGCGAGGTCAAGCGTTGGATAATGCAAAACCAGCTCGGGCGGCGCAATCTGCCGTCGACGGTCGCCTCGACGTTACGCGGCAAGCTATACAACGCGACCAAGGGCAAGAGCAACGGCACAAACGCCGCCGCGACGATTGCAAAGGCAACCGGCAAGAGCGAGCGCACTGTAAAGCGCGACGGCAAGCGGGCCGAGGCGGTCGAGAAAATGACACCGGCGGCCCGCAAACACGCCGACAAACTCACGACGACGTTATGCGAGTTTGTCGCCAGCATGCCGCGAGCGGAGCAAGCCGCGCAGGCAAAGCAACTCGCGGCGAGCGACCCGGCCGGCAAGGCGGCTAAGTCGAAGGCAAAGGCAAAGGCGGCGAAACCCGAGGTGCCGCCGGCCGAGGAAAAAGCCGCGTTGCAAAAGTCGCTCGCGCAACTCGCCCGCCGCACGGTCGCGTTGCGATCGCGGCTCGGCACAAAGGGCGGGCAATCGGTCGTTGACGCGCTCGACGCGTTGTCGCAATCCCTCAACCGTTGGAAGGTTTAAAAATGTCGCTATTTATTCTGTTTGTTTTGTTGTCGGCGTTTGGGTTTTCCTGGGGTTGGTACGTACTCGGGCTCGTCGTGTTTATAGTTCATTGTGTTGTGCATGGCGGGGGGTAGCAAAATGTCGCTCGCGTTGTCCGATCTGGGGTTGCCGTTTACGCCGTGGACGCACCAAGCAATTACGATTTCGGCGTTGTTGCCGTCGTTGTCGGGTTTGGGTTATCCCGACCTGCCGGTTGTCGTATTCCCGACGGGCGGCGGCAAAACCCGCGTGCAAGTCGCGCTCGCCCTGGCGTGTCAGAAACTCGGGCTAAAACTCGCATGCTATACGCACCGCAAGGCGTTGACGAAACAAACGGCGGGCGTATTTGACGATTTCGGCGTTTCGTTTGGGTTGCGGGCGGCCGGCAACAAGCCGGCGTTAATTCGCGACACGCAAATATGCGCAATCGATACCGAGCGTTGCCGGTCGCTCGTCGACGGCGGCGGTTGGGACCTACACGCGGCCGACGTCGTGTTTATCGACGAGGCGCACGCAAACACGCATGCGACCGCGCAAACGATCGTTGCGAATCACATTGCCGCCGGGTGCCGGGCCGTGATTGGGTTCACGGCAACGCCCGTCGACGTGCACGGCGTTTACAACCGACTAATCGTCGGCGCTAACAATAGCGATTGCCGCGAGTGCGGCGCGCACGTATTTGCGCACACGTACGCACCCAACGAGCCGGAATTGAAAAACATACGCCGCAACAAAACCGGCGAGTATAGCGAGGGCGCGGTTTCACGTGCGATTATGACGCCGACAATCGTTGGCTCGATTTACCGGCATTTCTGCGAGTTAAACCCCGACGCCCGGCCGGCGATTATGTTTGCACCGGGCGTCGAGGAATCGATTTGGCTTTGCACTGAATTACGCAAGCGAGGAATAACGGCCCGGCACATTGACGCCGACACGCCCGACAGCGAGCGCGAGGACATCGAAGGCGAAAGCCGCGACGGTATTTGCAAAGTCGTTAGCAATCGTTTCGTTTTGCGCGAGGGCGTCGACTGGCCTTGGTTGTATCATTGCATTTTTGCAACGGCGTTTGGCGGATTGTCTAACTACCTGCAAGCCGGCGGCCGACTACTGAGGGCGCACCCGTCGCTCGATCACGTTGTTGTTCAAGATCACGGCGGCAATTGGCACCGTCACGGGTCGCTAAACGACGACCGCCCCTGGAAGCTGGGCGACGACAACAAGTCGATCGCCGATCGCGTCAAGGCCGACCGCCGCGAGCAAACCGAGGAACAGTGCAACGAGCCGATTTGTTGCCCGAAATGCCACCGGCTGCGCCGGGCCGGCAAGCCGGTTTGCCCTAATTGCGGGCACACGCACAAGCGGTCGGTGCGCATGGTAATGCAAACCGACGGCGAGCTAGTACGCAAAACGGGCCGCGTCACAAAGTACAAACCGAAACCGTCGGACCTACAAACCGTTTGGAATCAATGCTTCTATGCGGCCAAGCACAAAGGCGAGTTGACGTTTAACCAGATTGCACAGCAATTCGCACGGCGTTGTCGTGCACAGAAACTCGAAACGTCTGGCGTGCCGTTTGGCGACGACGGGCGGCCGTTGCTTCGGAATTGTCCGCGCGAGGGCGCGGTTTACTGGGATCTCCCCGTTAGCGAATACGGCAAAGGGTAACGGTATGAAACTGCGAGAGCGGGTCGAGGAAATACTAGCGCGGGCCGACGCGATTAGCTGGGAGTCGGGCGAGGGCGGCGGCACGGCCGTTGCAACCGAGTACGCCGACCGGGCGTTGCAAGCGGTTATCGACGAGCGGGTTTCGGCAGCCGAGGTGACACAATGTCACCTCGCGCCGGTCGAGGTTATCGTTGACGATTTCACACGGCCGCCGACCGACGACGAGGCCGAAAATATGGTTGCCGGGTTTCTGTTGATACTGCAACCCAACGAGCCGACGCGTTGCCGGCGGTTGCCGGGCGTCAATTATTGCGGCGACTACGATTGCACGCCCGCCCGTATTTGGCGCGACCTGTCGGCGCTCGACTTTGCCGACCCTTTCCGGCGTTGGTTATTCGATGCAATGCGAGACGCGAGCCGCCGCACAAATTGGGTTGCGTATCTGTCAACGCACCGCGAGCACGTAAAGCACCTCGGGCCGTTTGCGGTGTCACTAAAGCGGCTCGGCGATTGCGTCGCGGGTGCGCATTGGTGTCATTTGCCGTATTGGATAGACCGAGTGCAACAGGCAAGCCGGCGTCGTGCCGACTATTACCGAGGTCGAGCTATTGTGCGGGCGTCGATTGAGGGGTTGCCGAGTGTCGACGTATAAAACAACCGAGTGCGAGGTGCGGGCGTCGTGCACCTGGGAAGCAATGAAGAAAACGCCGCACGTCGGCCGCCGGCATTCGCGCGACCCGTCGTTGGTTATGGTTGCCCGTATAGTCAAACCGCCGGTCGACGGCGTTTGCCGGGTTGTATTCAAGTGGAAGCGCGAGGGCGTGTAAATGTTTTGTCAATTCTGCGGCGAGCTGTGCGGCCGAGGCGGCAACGCGTGCGGCGGTTGCTGGTCGGCGATAAAAGCCGGCGTCGCGGCGAGGTTTAACCCGTCAACCGGCGAGTCGCTATTGCAACCCCGCGACACAGTCGCCGGCGAGCTCGGTCACAATCTCGAGATTTCACAAATTGAGTTTACAATTATCGGCGAGCCGATCGGGAAACCGCGTTATCGAAAGGGCGACCAATCGCCGCGAGTCAAACGTTATCGGGCATGGGCGCAACTCGCGGTCGCCTCGGCACCGCCGTTGCCGGCGGCCGAGCTGGTCGTCGATTTATCTTGGCGGGCGTGTTTGTCGCCGCCTAAGTCGGTCGCGGGCCGCAAGCTAAACGCCGCCGACCGCGAGGCGTTGCACGGCCAACGAGCGACCCGCAAACCCGACCGCGACAACATCGACAAAGCGTTGCTCGACGCCCTGTTTGCCGACGACGCGGCGATAACAAAAGGCACTATCGAAAAAGTCTACGGGCCGATACCTCGGCTCGACGTTACCATTACGCACGAGGTGCAAACATGATCGAAAACATACGACGAGAAATAGTCGAGGAACGACGACGCAAACTCGCAATCGAGGGCGCCGGGTTTTGTGGCTCGTGCATAGCGTACGACGTCGAGTGCAACGGGCCGGACGCTAACCCGTTTTATTGCCGGCAATGCAACTCGGCCGAGCACGTAGTCGAAATCGGGTCGGCGGTCGAGTTGACTAGCCGGGCGACGGTGTATTGCGAGCGGTTGCAAATGGTTCGCCGGTTTTGCCTAAATGCGATCAACGCCGACCCGACAGACGACACGGCGACCGAGGGCGAGGTTGCGGCCGATTGCATGTTGCGAGGCGTCGCCCGCGAAATACTCGCCGTCGTATTCCCTGAAAACGACCCGTATTTCGAGGCCGTCGATAATGGTTGACATACGTTACGACGTCGAAACGCGATTGTGCGTTTGTTGGGCGTGCGGGCGCGACGAGCGCAACCCGCCGTCGACTTGGTTTGCGCCGTTTTGCATCGAAAACGCGCACATTATCGGCGGGCCGACGCGGTCGAGTTGTCAAGATACCCGCGAGGCGATCGTTTTATTGTGCACGCGTTGCCATAGGCTTGCGCATGGCGACCGCATACCCGACGCGCGGGCGGGCGGCATGTTGCCTAACCTGCAACTAGAAAATTTGATTTGGTTAAAAATGCACCGCGACGCCGAGTATTACTCGGGCGTTTTGCTGTGCACTTGGTTTGGTAAGTTGTTGCCGCAACCGTGCCCGCCCGACGGTTGGTTTTTGCGGCAATGGCAAGAGCGTTGCGGCGTACCGTGGAAAGGTGGCGAGGAATGACAGCGACGGCGTTTATAGTTTGCGGGCCGGAGTCATCCGGAAATCGTCTAATGGCCGCAATTTTGAAACGGTCGGGTTGCATCGGCTCGGCGTCAACCAATCAGCCGCAAAAGGCGCACGACGTGCCCGAGGTCGCCGACAACGGCACGACACGGCCGGCCGTGATAATCAAGCACTTTCGCGTGCGGCTATGGGCCGAGTTGTTGCGGGCTCGCGGTTACAACCGCATCGTCGCAATTTGCGTTGTGCGAGAGAAATACGCAACCGTGCAATCGCAACTCGCACACGGGCACGCACAAGTGCCCGCAAATGCCGTTTCAACGCACTCGGCGAAAATCGCCGCCGCCGTGCACGACGGGTTTGTGCATTGCGACGAGTTGCACGTGACGAGTTTCGAGGGATTGAGCGAGCCGGCGTTGCGGCATTTCCTGCCGATGATTGGTTTGCCCTACGTCGACGGCCCGTTGTTGCTCGACGGCCAAAATACGGGCGACGGCGTGTCGCCCGCGTTATCCGTTTCCACCAATCGAAAGCACTACTAATGCCCTGCCCTACGTGTCAACACACAATGCACACGGTGCATAGCACCGTTGGCGTAATTCCAAACGATCAACCCGGTGCAATCGCTATCCGTTGGTGCCCGAGGTGCGGTACGATCGCCTCACACCCGCCCGGCCGCGAAATCGACCCGCGCGACGTGGCAACGCCTCGGCTCGTCAATCACGCCGACGCGTTGTGCGACAGGGTGCGAGCGCTCGGCGGCAAGATCGGCCCGGCTAAATCCGACGCCGAGTTTAGTATTGCCGCCCGAGATTTGATTACAGCCGCCCGCACGGTGCGCGAGGCGACGAGCTGCAACCCGAGCGCATAAAATGCCGCACCTCGTTTTATCGTTGTTTCCTGGGGTTGGTTTGCTCGACCGCGCGTTTGAGGCCGAGGGGTTTTGCGTTGTGCGCGGACCCGACAAAATTTTCGGCGGCGACGTTCGATCGTTCAAACCGCCCGAGGGCGTGTTTTGGGGCGTCATAGGCGGGCCGCCCTGTCAAGATTTCAGCGGCGCACGCCGGGTCGAGCCGACCGGCTACGGGTTAGCAATGCTCGACGAGTTTGCGCGGGTTGTCGTCGCCGCCTCGCCGTGTTGGTGGTTATGTGAAAACGTCGCGCGCGTTCCCGACGTCGAAATTGCCGGATACAACCGGCAACGCCTCGACGTCAACGCCGACGAGTTTAGCGGGCAACGCCGTTTGCGGCATATTCAATACGGCACCCGCGACGGCGATTTGCTCGACGTGCCGCGCCGCGACCGAAACCCAAACGCCGAGTCGCCCGCAATGGCAAGCGACGGCCGATCGTTTCGCGAGCTGTGCCGGTTGCAAGGTTTGCCCGACGATTTCGACTTGCCGGATTTCAACGAAAAGGGCCGCAAACGTGCGGTCGGCAATGGCGTGCCGTTGCCTATGGGGCGCGAGTTGGCGCGGGCCGTTTTGCGATCGTATCGGTTGCCCGCGCGAGGTGACATCGTGTCACCTGGGGATAGCCCGAGGCGGGTTTGTGCGTGCGGTTGCGGGCGTACCGTCGGCGGGCTAAAAGGCCGACAGCGATACGCCGGGCCGACGTGTCGCAAGCGAGCGCAGCGGGCGCGTGACGCGAAACCGTGACACCCGACCGCTAAAAACCTCGGGTTTCTGCGCGTGCTATCGCGCGAAGTGTGACACGACTTTACGCGGCACCGTGTCGCGGCGTACAACTAAGGCGTCGCAAGCGGGCAATCGCGTCGGTTGGTACTGAGTCGAAACAATGGGTAATACAGTGTCGATAGAAAGCATTGTTACAACGGCAACTATCATTGTCTCGACCCTCGGCGGCGTTATCGCGTTGCTGTGGAAGTCATTAACGGCAACGCAAGCGGCCGACCGCAAGAATATAAACGAGGCGAAATTAAACCTCGAATCGAAACTAGAAAAATGCGAGGTTGGGCACGCCGAAACGCGCCGCGAGTTTGAGCGAGTAAACGTGCGCCTCGCGAGAATGCAAGGCCGCCTCGACGTTATTAGCGGCACCGTCGAGCCGGGCGGCAAACTCGACGATATGCTCGACGACTCGGCAAAAGAGGATTAAACGCAATGGCGTTAAATTGGGCCGACTTTGTACGCACGACAACGACGAGCACGGGCAGCGGCGGCACCCTCGTTACGGGCGCGGCGTTTGACTCCCTGACGCGATCGATTGCCGACGCCGTTAGCGACGGCAATTTGGCCTGGGGCGACACGGTCGAGATTATCGTTAGCGACGGCACCGACCGAGAAACGAGCCGCGCGACAATCGTTAACGACGCCGCAAACGGCGAGTTGCAAACGCGTACGTTGCTTGAGTCGACAACCGGCGCGTTTATCAACTGGGCCGCCGGCACTAAGTCGGTGCGGCTAACAATGTCGAGCGCTTGGCTAGACGAAAACGACAACTCGCAAGTAACCGACGACCTAGTTGGCCGCAAGGCGACGGCCGGTTGGCGCGACGGGCAGATTTACGACGACGGGTCGTTAGTTGGAGTCGGCGACGCCGCCGACGCGGTGTTGCTGGAAGTCGCGACCCTCGGCGAGCAATTGCGATTGCGGGACAACCAAGCAAACGAAACGCAAGTGCGGCTCAAATGCGAGTTGGACGGCAGCGAGGCCGGGCTATCTATCGATCCGTACCGTAGCGCGTCAACGCATCAAGTGCGGCTAAAGTTATTTGAAAACTCGCACTCGATTTCTGCGCAATGGGGCTCGTTAGATATTTACAAACCGGGCACGGCCAATATAGGCGTGCGATTGGCGGCTAACCTCGGGCACGCTAGTTATATCGACAACGACGGCGGTTACCTCGCGATTGGGCACGCGGTGCCGACGGCCGAGTTGCATATAAAAGGCGCGGCGTCGCCGAGGATTAAGGTTGAGGATTCTACAACGCCGGTCGTGCAAGAATTGGTTGCCGACAACAGCAACGGCATAGTCGGCACGTCAACAAACCATAATTTACAGTTTAAGACAAACAACGCCGTCGTCGGGTTGTTTGATACGTACGGCAATTTCGGCATGGGGCTCGCCGACCCTCGCACCGTCGCGAGCTGGACTAGCGGCACCGATCACAGACATATAAACGTTTATCGGGCGACGAACCAAGCGCACATTACCGCGCAAGGCGGTGCCGGCGCGTTTTTGAACCTCGTCGATTTGGGCGGTGCGGCGAATGACAAATGGGCCGCGTGGGGCAGCGACTCGGGCCAAGTGTTTTTAAATTCTTACACCGACGCCGGCGGCGCGGGTGCGAGCAATATCATTTCGGCCGATAAAGGCACGGGCCGCATAGCATTCGGCGGCACGCAAGGCGGCTCGACGTCGCAATGCTGGGTGCGAGGCGGCCGATTGCAAATCGACAATAATCAACTTCTGTTGTTTCTCAACTCGACATCGGGCACCGGCGGCACGATCGCGTGCGACAGCGCAAACAACCTCGTCGTAAAGGGCGGCACGACTGAGGCGTTTAGAATTGCGGCAACGGGCGGCATTGTCGATTTTCGCGCGACAATGGGCAACGGCAGCGACGACCCGACGACCGATGCACCGACCGATTGGGTAGAGGTCAAGATTTCCGGCACGACGTACTATCTGCCGGCGTACACGTAGCCGCAACGGTCACACCGACCGCCGCGGAATTTCACAAACAGGCAACAAACGCGAGGACAAACAACAATGCCCGAAACAATTAAACGCATTAGCTCGGCGGCGGATCTTGAAACGGTCGTGAGCGTACCCGCAAGGCCGGCGGCGGCATTCGACAAAATGGTTGTCGATCAAGTGTTGTTTAGCCGACCCGACGGGCCAAACGGCCGCCTAATGATTGAGGCAGTCGGGTTGATTGGCCGCGAGGTCGAGTTAGAGCGCGAGGTTTGGGTTGAGGATGAAACGGGCGAGGTTACCCGGCAAGTGCGCACGGTTACCGGGTACGAAGTCGCCGACGAGGCAAAGGCACCCGGCACGAGTTGGCGTCGGGTTCTGTCGATTTCCGACGGCGAGCAAGTGCTAGGCAAGGGCGCCGTAACGACCCTCGAAAGCATTTTTGCCAAACTCGCGCCGTTGCTCGAAAGGTCGACCGCCTAAAATGCACACGACGCACGGGTACTCGGTCGGCGAGCGCGGCGTAAACGATTACGGACGCGACTATAGCGAAACCCTCGGGTTGACGTCGGCGGCCGACGACTCGTCGGCGAGTGCGATTGCGTTTGATAAGGCACACGGGTTTGCGGCGTCGGCCGACTGGGCGGCGGCGTACGAGTTAACAATTCCGCAAGCGTTGTCGATAGTCGCCGCCGCCGACTTGGCGGGCTCGTCCGTTTTACTCGCCGAGGGTGCGTTGCCCTTGCCGGTCGCCGCGTTGCAAACAGGCTCGGCGGATATTACGGGCGGCGCGGCGTTGACGTTGGCGACGTCGGCGGCGATCGCCGCACAAACGGCGTTGCAAGGCGGGCACGCGGTGTCGTTTTCGGTTGCGGCCGCAACCGCCCTCGTCGGCGAGCTGGTCGCCCGAGGCACGTTAAACCTAGCGTTGCAATCCGGTTTGACGTTCGATAGCACGGCGGCAATGCAAGCGGCCCTCGGCGAGTCGATCGTTGCCGGGTTAGATATGGCCGGCAACCAAGTGTTTAGCGAGTTAACCGCGTTGGGTGTTTCTGCCGGGTTTGCGGCCGACGACGTCGCAACGCTACGCTCGGCCGCCGCCTTGCAAGCCGCCGCAACCCTCGCCGCCTCGGGTTTGCTTGCCGCCGCTAATAACCTCGGGCTCGCCGGCGCGTCGTCGGTCGACCCGTCGGGCAACCTGTCGGCAACGCACTTGCGGGCATTGTCGGTCGACGTTGGTTTGTCGGCCGCCGCAAATCAAACGTTTGCGGTTACGCTCGCCCTCGACCTACTCGCCGACCTGTCGCTAATCGACGAGTTACGATCGGTGCCGTTGCAGGGTGTTTGCCTCGGCGGTCGCGGGCTAATGATGCACGCAACGCACGGCGGCTCGTTGCACGTCGGCTCGGCAACCGAAATTGCAATGCGGGCGGCGGCGGCCGTTGATTTAGTGCGACAGGCCGACACGATACAAGCGGCAATGCACGCCTCGGCGAGCGAAACCGTGAAAAACGACGCCGGGCAAGGTGACATCGTGTCACCTACGAAACCGGGTTATTTACTGGCGACAACGCCCGAGGGCGTGTTGCAAATCACCTCGACAACCTCGGGCAACTTGACGACAGGCGGCACAACGTCGGAAACTATGAAACGCAACGCGGTCGGCGTTGTTGTTTTGCACTGTCACTAGCGAGGCAAATAGAAATGCTAATTCTGCCAATCAACAACGTACGCCGCGACGCCGAGTTAGTGTTGCGAAATGGAATTGCGACACGTTATGACCTGGAATGCTACGCACCCGAAACACGCATGCGGCGAGGTTTGCTCGGCGAGCCGGTCAAATACCGCGAGCCGCGAGGCCGGCTAAAGTGGCGCGACGGGTTTAACAATCTCGTCGTAACGACCGGCCGCAACGAGTTGCTAACGCGGCTCGTTAAGTCAGTGCCGGCCGACGTGCTTTGGTACGTGTCGTTGAAAGATGCCGGCGTAGCCGTTGCCGGCGACACAATGGCGTCGCACGCCGGTTGGTCGGAGATTACCGGATACACCGAGGGCGCACGCGTTGGGTTTACAGCGGGCACCGTTGCGGCCGGCTCGGTCGACAACTCGGCGAGCAAGGCAACGTTTACGATCAACGCCGATGACGACATTTTCGGCGCGTTTATGACGAGCGACAATACAAAGGGCGGTGCGACGGGCACGTTGTACGGTGCTGGCGATTTTACAACCGGCGACATTACCGGCGCGTCGCAAGCTAACCCATGCTCGATAACGTCGGTCGCGCACAACCTGACGACCGGCAACCGCGTGCGTATTCAAAGCGTCGGCGGCATGACGGAAATCAACAATCTGATTTTTACGATTACCGACACGGGGGCAAATACGTTTACACTCGACGGTATCGACTCGACCGCCTATACCGCCTACACGAGCGGCGGCACGTGGTCGAAAGTGCGGGCGGTCGAGTCGGGCGACACGCTCGACGTTACGTTGACATTATCAATTACGGCAGCGTAGCCGGGCGGCGGGTCGGTTGCTCCATGCGGCGAGCGACCCGCCGTTTTTCGCAAGGCGGAACAATGCAAAACGCAAGCGCTAACGTACTGACTCGCAACGCCCGTCGAATCAACGAGGGGTCGAGTGCTACGTACAAAATACAATTTCTCGACGGCGACGGCGTGCCGTTGAGTCGCACGGCGGTTTCGGCGTTGACGTTGACGCTACGCGACAACCGCACAAACGCGGTTATCAACTCGCGCTCGTCGCAAAACGTGCTCGACACAAACAACGGCAGCATGCCGGCTAATCACGTAATAACGGCCGTAACGCAAGCAAACCCGGCCGTCGTGACGTTGAGCACAACGCACGAGCTAGAAACGGGCATGTTGGTTTACATAACCGGCGTCGTCGGCATGACGGAATTAAACAACCGACTTTTACGGGTTATCAAACTAACGTCGACAACCGTTGCCCTCGCCGATGTCGACTCGACCGACTATACCGCATACGGCTCGGCGGGCTCGTTTCGCGCTGGGTTGTTGGTTATGAGTTTCCAAGCGGCCGACAACCCGCTAGTCGGGTTGGCGTTATCGGCAGCAACGCAAGCCGACCCGGTCGTTGTAACGTTCACAACGGCGCACGAGTTGAGCGACGGCGACGAGGTGCGAATTTCGGGCGTCGTCGGCATGACGGAATTGAACAACCGCCGGTTTCGCGTTCGCAAAACGGCATACAACGCCGTCGAGCTAGTCGGCGAGAATGGCGAGAGTTATGCCGCGTGGGCGTCGGCCGGCACCGCCGAGCCGATCAACGGCGACGCCGAGCCGCATACGGCCCGGTTTGAACTAACGCACAGCGACGGAGTTGTTACACACGGCGTGCAATTGGACGTCGTGCAACTGATTTAATGAGGTAGGAAAAATGATTGGCGAAATTAAGCAAATTGCGGGCTCGGTTATACCGGCCGGTTGGTTGGCATGCGACGGCGCTATTTTGCACTCGGCGTCGTACGCTGATTTGTTCGCGGCGATCGGCAACACGTACGGCGGCACCTCGCCCTCGTTTGCGTTGCCCGACGCCCGAGGCCGTTCATTAGTGCACCCTAACGCCTCGCAATCGCTCGGCGACAAGGGCGGCGGGTCGACGACGCTAACCCTGTCGCAACTGCCGCCGCACTCACACCCGTTGCCGGCGTTTTCGGACGACGGCGAAACCGACGAGCCGAGCGGTGCGGTTATGGCAAAGGCCGGCGGCGGCGAGTCGATTTACGCACCCGACGCCGACGACGAAATGCAACCGACCGGAAATACGGGCTTGGGCTCGCCCGTGCCGACGGTGTCGCCGTTTCTCGTTGTCAATACAATTATTAAGGTTGAGAATTAATGGCGTTTGCAATTCCGACTACCGGGCTAATGGTCAATATCGATTACGACGGCGACGCGGTCGACGACAGCGTTAACGCCCTCCCGGTCGTTGTTGCCGCCTCATACGGTGCCGGCGTTATCGATCAAGCGTTGTCGGTTGGCCCGTTGTTCACCGGGGCGTATATCGAGGACGCCGACATACTCGTACCGTTAGAGGCGATCGATCAAACGTTATGGTTTCGGTTTAAGTTCGTCGGCGAGGTGTCGACTGAGGCCGGCGATTTCTACTTTGACATCGGCGCGGGCGGCGGTGCGAGGTTTAACGCCGGAATTGAAATGACCGCATTAAACTCGGAGTTTCGGTACCGTTTACTGATCGAAACCAACTCGGGTGCCGAGGAATTAAACGCGAGCATACAGGCCGACAACGATTGGCACTCGGTTTTGTTCTCGTGGACAAACGCAACCTCGATAATGCGTTGCGTTGTCGACGACGTCGAGTTGTTTAGCGCCGAGCACCCTAGCGGAGTCGATGACATTATTGCCGACATGGAATTGCAACTACCGCAATCGCCCTCGGCGTTAACGGGAACGGTGTTAGTCGATCACGTGTGCGTATGGAATCGAATATTGTCGGCCGGCGAAATTACGGCACTCATGGAAACCCCAACGGCGGCCGTCGCGGCAACCGCAATGCAACAGGTTGCAGCGGTCGCCGCATGCCCGGCAGCGCATGCGGCAGCGGTCACCGCAACACAAAGGATCTAACGCTATGGCATGGTCTACGAAATTGGCGACGGCACAACCGGCCGGAAACACGGCCGTTATTGCTTGGGGCGGCGGTGCGGGTGCGGTCGCGGTCGGGGAAACGTTCGACGGCGCTACGGCTAAGCTGCAATTCTCGCCCGACGACGGGTCGACGTGGTTTGACATCGACAGCGCGGTGGAGTTTACCGCACCGGGCGTCGGCGTTTTCACGTTGCCCGATTGCCAATTGCGACTAAACGTCGCCGGCGGTACGTCGCCTCTAGTCGAGGCGTGGCTAGAGTTAAACCCAACTAAGGTGCAAAGCACGGCGGGTTAGTATCGGGTTCGTTGCCGGCTACGTTGGCCGGTTGTTATCGGTTTGGTTCTCAAAATGAGGTGCACAATGCGAGGTTTACTAGCTGCGTTTGCGATCGTTGCGGCGATCGTTTGTTGCGTACCGCCGCCGGCAAGCGAGGCGGGCGTTTTTCGTTGCTTGCGATCACATCGGGCCGCCCGAGTGCAAACGGGCCGGCAATTCCGGCCCGTGCGTGCGGTATTGCGAGTGGTGACAGGCCGCCGGGCACGTGCTCGGGCAGGGTGTTAGGGCAAGCGACAGGCAGGCCAATACAAACGCGACGACGTGCAATGCGTGCTCCCACTATCACGGGCGACCGCCCTAAAGCGGCACAACGCACGTCGTCGCGTTATTCTGTCACTTTGTAGGGCGCCGAGGTCGAGTCGGGCGAAAACCTGGGAAACTGGGCAAAAGCCGACCGACCGACCAATACGACGCCCTGTGCGTCGATTTAACGAGCGCAAGCGGTTAGCGTTTGTGCACTCGGGCTATCGGGCCGGTATGGGCCGCCCTGGCGACGTGGCGCAACGTGCGAGGGTGTTAGAGGGTATGCCGGCCAAGGGCGACGGGCGCGCGGGCGGGTCCTTTGCGCTGGGGGCGCTTGGGGCTGTGCCCGGCGAT